GCTCGAGCTGCTCCCGGTGCCCCAGGGGCTGGCCACGCGGTCGCCTCGTTCCTGCTGAGGCTGGAAGAGCCAGGAGGCGTACCGGCTGGCGCAGCGGGTGGCCTCCGCCGCGGCCTCCTCCTGGGTGGGGAAGCGTCCCTCCGCGGCGGCGGCCTCGAGCCGGTCGCGGTGGCGCCGCCACGCCTCGATGTGGGCGAGGGCCGCGGCGTAGTCCAGGGGCACGCTGAGCAGGTCGTCGTCCAGGAGGGGGCCGTCGGGCGCGTCGGCGCCGTTGACGAGGCCGCAGGCGTCCCGGTAGGCCCGCACGGTCAGTCCGTCGGTGGGCACGCCCCCGGGCACGCCCAGGTAGAGGGTGCCCCGCGAAGCCCAGCACGTCCACCCGTTCGACGACGGGGAGCCGTAGCGCCCCGCGGCGGGCACCAGGGCGCCGCCCGACGTGACGGCCAGCACCTGGCGGGGGCTGGTCAGCCAGAACGCCTGGGCGGTCAGGTCGAGCACGGTCGCCACCGCGCCGGGGTACCCGCCCGGGGGGGCCACCGCCACCGGGGCGTCGACGAGCAGGGTATCCAGGAGGTAGCAGCGGCGCAGCCCGGCGTGGACGTCGACGAGCAGCTGGAGGTCGGGGTGCAGGTGGTGCAGCTCCACGACCTCCCCCGCGGCGGCGGGGCCGGTGTAGGGGAAGTCGACCACCAGGCCGCCGCTGGTGCCGTCCACGCGGTCGACGGTGCGCCCCCGGTCGGTGGCCTGGGTGGCCTCCCGCCGGAGGAGGTACAGCCCCTCGTAGCCCCCCAGCGGGGCCGTGGTGCGCAGCTCGGCCACCGTCACCGTGTCCGCCGTCCCGCCGCTGGCGGTGAACGCCCAGAAGGGGCCCAGCCGAGCGGCGGTCTCCCGCTCCACCTCGGCGAGCGTGCAGGGGCCGGCCCCCGGGGCGACCGGGGGGGCGGCGGCGAGCCCCGGCAGGATGAGGGTGGCCATCTAGGACACGCCCGTCCCCCACAGCTGCTTCAGGAAGACGGTCGCCTCCAGGGCGGCCACCAGGGCGGGCACCTCGCCCATGGCGGACTTGTAGGCGGCGCCCGTGCCCGCGGGCAGCCCGAGCGCCTCCAGCTCCTCCGAGGTGAAGGCCTCGCTCCAGCGCCGGAGGCTGTCCAGGTCCCCGACCGTCTGGCGGAGCGTGCGGGCGGCGATCCCGGCCTGGGAGTTGGCGTCGGCCCCGGTGACCTGCAGGCCGATCTGGGCGGGCGGCGGGACGGGCGTCATGGACGGCTCCTTCGACGGCTCAGACGGCTCAGACGGCTCATACCGCGTAAAAACACAGTTTGCGGTCCGTGCCGTTGATTCGCACGGTGAGGTACCCGACCGGCTGGGCCGGGAGGGCGGTGGCCGCGCCCCCGGTGGCGGCGGTGGTGGTGGTCTGGTTCGCCACGGACAGGGCGACCACGCCCGCGTCCGGGGTCAGCGTGAGGGCCCCGGTGGCGCCCACGACGAGGCGCTGCACGAAGGACTGGACGGCCCCGGCGGCGACGGCCGGGGCGGTGGTCACCTGGAAGTCGCCCCCGACGTAGAGCTGGGTCGCCGGGAGCGTCCCGGTGGCGGCGCGGGTGTTGGTGCCGTCGTGGTAGCTGTTGGAGGTGACGTACGCCCCCTGCGCGCCGTCCGCCCAGACGGCCGCCGCGCCCGGGGTGCCGAGCTGGAGCGCCCGGAAGCCCGCGCTCCACGGCTTCGGGGCCGCCCCCACCCCCACGTTGCCCCCGGCGAAGACGAGGCTGTTGGAGGCGTCCGCGCCGAGCGTCAGGTCGGCGGTGTTCCCGGCGTTGCGCCAGGCGATGGCCTGGGCGTTGGGGAGGCGGACGATCCCCGCCGCCGCCGGGGTGGTGCCCAGGCTGAGCGCGTTCGAGGCGATGACGTCGCCCGCGAACAGCGTCCGCCACCGCAGGCTGTTCGCGCCCAGGTCGCGGGCGGCGGTCGTGGTGGGCATCCAGCTGGCGTTGACGCGCAGGTCGTTCGCGGCCTGCCGGATGAGCGTGATGTCCTGGATGGTGAGCGGGCTGGGCACCGTCACCGCGCCGAGCACCGCCCCCCCGGTGGCGAGCTGCAGGTAGCGCAGGTCGGCGGCGGCCTGGTCGAGCCCCCCGCCGAGCGGGGTGCCGTTGAAGGCGAGCTGGTCGGAGGCGTTCACCGTCAGGGCCAGGTCGGCGGTGTTCCCCGCGTTGCGCCACGCCACGGTCGCCGCGTTCCGCAAGCGGAGCGCCCCGGCCGCGGCGGGCGCCGTCGTGCCCAGCGTGAGGTAGGCGGTGTCGACGTTGACGTTGAAGCCGGTGGCCGTCCGCACCTCCCCCGCGCTGTGGAGGATGCCGGTGGAGCGGAAGATCGTCACCTGGGTGGGCTGCGCCGAGCCGTTGTCCGCGTAGCGGACGATCTCGAAGTTGGAGCCGCCGTTGCTCCCGCCCTCGGCGCTGGCGCTGGCGCGGAGGTCCCACCGCTTCACCCCGGCGGTCTGGATCGAGAGGATGCGCTGCGTCCCGGCGGCCCCGGAGATGGCGAGCTGGCCCGAGAGGGTGCCCCCGGTGAGCTGCAGGTAGCGCAGATCGGCGTCGCCCTGGGTGATCCCGCCGCCCCCGGCGGTGGCGTAGAACCCGTTCGCCCGCCACTCGAGCGCGTTGCTGGCGTCGGGGGAGGCGGCGACGGCCTTCCCCGAGATGGCGAGGCCCGTCTGGCCCGCGTCCGGGGTCAGGGCCAGCGCCCCGGCCCCGGACAGGGAGAGGAGCGTCTTGTAGCGGGGGGTCGCCGGGTTCGCCCCGGCGGGCAGGAACGCCACGCTGAAGGGGACGCCGGCGTTCCCCCCGACGACGACCCCGTGCTGGGCGGGGTCGTCCAGGTTCCAGACGCCCGCGGTGTGGCTGACGTTGGCGGTCAGGTCGAAGCGGGCGCCGCCCACCACCTGGCCGATGCGGGCCACCGCGGTCGAGCCGTCCGTGCGGGCGACGAACCCGCTGCCCGTACCGCCGGAGGCGACCACGGTGACCGGCGCCCCGAAGGTGGCCGCCCCGCTGGCGCGGTCGAACGCCAGGGCGGCGCCCAGGTTCGCCCCGCCGTCGGCCACCCGGGAGAGCGACCAGTCGCTGCCGGTGTTCGCGCCCGCCTCGTCGCCGGTCACCGCGGTGATCCAGCGCGGGACGCCGGCGTGCGTCACCCACGCCGGGCCGTACGCCGGGGCCCCGTCGAGGCGCTTGAGGGCGAAGAAGTCGTTCAGGGTCAGCGGCCCGGTCATCGTGTCCCCGTCGGTGTTCACGAACCGGGCGTCGCTCTCCGCCTTGGTGTAGGCGTCCGCCGGGGCCGGGGCCAGCGGCGAGGGCTCCAGGTCGAGCACCACCCGCCCCCGGCCGAGCACCGGGTGCACCGCCTCCAGCTCGAGCCGCCCCGGCGCGTCCGCCCACAGGGCCACCACCCCGTCCGCGCCCGTCGCCACCGGGAACACGAGGGGGGTCAGGGTGTCCGGGTCGCCGTACAGCGGGCCGGGGTAGGGCGTGGTCGTCCCCGGCACGTAGGCGGTCACCGCCGCGGCGTCCGCCGTGGTCAGTCCCCCGGGCCGCTTCTGGAGGACCGTCGCCTGGCCGTAGCTGCGGCCGGCCGCCGAGCGGGAGGCGGGGCGCGGGGGTGCCAGGCTGATGGTCATGGCTCAGCTGGTCACGAAGCTCTGGAGGCTGGAGAGGGTGCTGCTGCCGCTGGGCGCCACCTGGAAGATGCGGTACCAGTAGCGCGTGGCCGCGGTGAGCCCGGTCAGGGGCACCGCGTGGGCGGTGACCGCCGCGCCCCCCGTCTCGCTCTTCACCAGCAGGGGGGAGAGCGTGGGGGAGAGCGAGTAGTTGACCTGGCCGGGCGGGCACGCCGGCGAGGACGTCCAGTTGATGGTGGCCCCGGAGGCGGTGATGCCCGTGATGGGCTGGTGGATGAGGGTCGGCCCGGTGGGCGCCACGTCCGGGGGCTGCGTCCAGGCGTAGTCCTGGGAGTAGGTGGGGTTCGCCGCGTCCGTCGGGTCGGTGGCCTTGACCCGGAAGTGGTAGTACGCCCCCGGGGTCAGGTCGCCGATGGGGAACTCGTGGTAGCCCCCGGTGGGCGTGGGCGACGTGGTGGTGCCGTAGGCGGTCGTGGGGCCGTACTCGGCCACCACGTTGCAGGGCGTGCTCTGGTGGCCCGTGTAGCAGGAGACGACGGCCTCCTGCACCCGGCCCTCGCTGCCGGCGGCCCCGGAGCGGGGCGGGCGCAGCTGCACGTCGCGCAGCCGGGGGGCGGCCACCGCTACGCGCCCCCCTCCGGCGGCGGCGGCGGGTCGAACTGGCCCGGGATGATGGTCGGGTCGAGCGGCCCGCCGGGGAGCGCCGAGACGGCGCCCTCGGTGGTGTAGGCCACGTGTCCGGTCTCCAGCAGGATCGTCCCGCCCGCCTGCTCCCCCGTGACCGTCACCGGCGTGGTGGCGACGTTCGGGTTGGCGGCCAGCGGCGGGGTCGCCCCCAGCGTGCCCACGATGGGGCGCAGGGTGCCCGCGTCCCGGGCCTTCTCGGCGTCCTTGCGTTCGGCCATTCCTGGTTGCCCTCCGTGTCGCTCCGGCGCCGCAGGGGCCCACACGCGGTGGGTCCCCGCGGCCTCGGGCGGTTAGCCGGTGGTCGTCGCGCGGCGGTTGCCGGCGCGGGAGGCACTGTCGTCGGCCCGGTCGCCCGCGGCCAGGGCGCGCTGCGCGTTGGCCTCGAGCACCCGCGACTTGTCACCCGAGAGGGCCAGGGTCTCCTCCTCGTTGGCGCCCAGCGCGCCCACGAACGTGCCCTGGGTCAGCACCGCAGCTGGGTAGCTCGCCGCCCGCGAGGGCTGCTGGAGCGTCACCGGGTTGGCCGCGACCCACGCCAGCCGGAAGGTCACGCGGAGCGCCTTCAGGTCCTGCTGCATCAGGTTGGCCACGACCAAACCGCCGGCGTCGGTGATGACCCCCTCGGAGAAGACCCTCATGTTGATGTCATCCCGCACGGCGATCTTGAAGCAGGAGGTGTCCAGGGCGAAGGCCAGCGCGTTGCTGGCCCCGGCGGCGAAGCCGGTGAGCCCCATCTTGCTCACCTTGGCCGGGATGTTCCACACCTCCCCGGCCCACTTCCCGCTCTGGGCGCCGCTGGCGGCGGGCCCGGCGTTGGGGTAGAGGAAGCCCCGGTTCCCGTCGCGGGCGTTCCGCAGCACGCCCCGCATCGTCTGCCGCAGCAGCCAGGCGTCCGCCTCGTAGCCGTCGCTCTCGAGCAGCATCAGGGCGGCGTTGAGGTCGTCGAAGATGTCGTGGGTGGCGCTGGCCACCGCGCCGGTCACGACGTTGCCGGCGGTGGTGGCGTCGGTCAGGATGCCGTTGGGCCAGAGCGACGGCTTGCCCGTGCCGAAGAGCACGGCCCCGTCGATGGCCGCCCCCATCGCCTCGGTGATCTGGGGCTTCAGGAGGGTCCAGAGGTCGTAGTCGGCGTCGTCGTAGATGGTGTCCGGGATGGGCACCAACACGGCGAGTTCTTCGGCGTTGAGGTAGAGATTATCGAATTTGGCGTCGCTGACTTGTTTGAGTCCAGAGTCCCCGTTGACAAAGTAGGCCAACGGCTTCCGGTCGAGGATCGGCAGGCGGCGCTGCTTGCGGGACATCGGCACGCGGTCGAACGTGGAGAGGGCGAAGGACTTCTCGGTGGTGGTGGTGATGATCTCGTGGGCGGCGTCTTCCGGGATCAGCGGCCCCGCTTCGGTCCGGTCGATCATGGCGCTGTACGACATATCGGGTTCCTGTCAAGGGGGTCAGGGGCACTCGGTCGGGGCTCACCGCTTGGTCAGCTCGGACCTCAGCCAGTCATTCATGGAGGGCACCCCGTTGCGTCCCCGCCCGATACCGGCGACCAACTCGGGTTCTCCGTCGTCCTCCGCGCGCTGGGCCCGGCGCTGCGCGTTGTCGCGCTTGCGCTGGGGCCCCCCGCGGAGCTTGCGCGCCTCGTCGGCGCGCCACACCTGTTCCAGCCGGGCGAGGGCGGCGCGCACCAGCTGCAGCCGCCCGTCTAACCCTTCTGGAACCGCAGCCAGGAGGGGGGCCCGGTCGGCCTCCGGCAGGGCGGCCATGATCGGGTCAAGGCTGACCCTGTCATAGTGCTCGACCAGCCCCCGGACGAAGCCCTCCTGCTGCTGCAGCGCGTCGACCTGCTCCTCGACCTCGGCTGCCCGGTAGACATCCGTCTGTCGGAGTTCGCGGGCCTGCTGCTTGAGCCCCTCCACCCGCTGCTGGCGCGTGAACCGGCCCTGCTCGTCGCGCTGCTTGTTGGCCCGCGCGACGCGCCGGTCGATCTCGCTCTGGACCGCCCGCGCGAACGGGCCGTCCGCCTGGGCCAGCTCCTGCAGTTCGTCCCCCGAGAGGGACGCTAGCTGCTGGCTGATCGCCCCGGCCCGCTCGCTCAGCGGTTGCGCGTCGGGGCGTGCGGGGGAGGGCTCCCGGCCTCCGTCGTCGGGGCGCGAAGCGGGCTCACTCCGCGGGCCCTCCGGGTCGCCGGCCGCCCCGTCGCTGCGAACTCCCTTACGACCGAAGAGGCGGTTCAGGAAGTCCGACGCCGGGGACGCGCGCTCCGGGGTGCCCTCGGCACCGCTCTCGGCCCGCCCGTCGGCGGGGGGAGGGGGAGGGTTCGGAGAGCCATGCGCGGAGCGTCCGTCCTCGGGGCGGCGCGGTGGCCT